TCGTCTGGCCTGTCGATGCTGATCTCCAACGCCGGCAAGGGCATCAAGCAGGTGATCAGCAACATCGACCAGAACGTCATCGTGCCCTGCATCGAGCGGCTGTATCAGGACAACCTGCGCTACGCTCAGGACCCTGATCTTATTGGCGACGTGCGCGCTGTGGCCCGTGGCGCCACGAGCCTTGTGGTCAAGGAAGCTGAGGCCGTGCGCCGTCAGGAGTTCTTGGCGCTGGTGCTCAACAGCCCGGTGGCCCAGCAGATCGTCGGTATGGACGGCGCAGCCGAGCTGTTACGCGAGCAGGCCCGCAACCTCGCAGGCAACGTCGATCGCATCGTACCCAACCGCCCCACCATGACGGCCATGCAGCAGCTTCAGCAGCAGAACATGCAGCTCCAGCAGCAGATTCAGGCCATGATGGGCGCGGCCAATGAGGTGCTGAGCGCCCCGGCCGGTGCGCAGCAGGGCCCGGCGCCTAAGAACATACTCCCGGACGGCAGCCAGGTGGGCGGCCGCGAAGGAAATATGATGGTTAATCGTGTCGCTTGACAATACCCTACCTAGTAGGTATAGAATTTCGACATGAAAATTTTTGTGGGCCAGAAGCCCGACCGGCAGCAGATACAAGCGCTCATGCGCTGTAAGCTGCCAGACAGTGAAGCGCTACTCGCGTTATTCGCCGCGAAACTCGAAGAGACCAAAAACTCTTTGATCGCCGCAGATGACCCGGTCAGGATTCACCGTCTACAAGGCCGGGCGGAGGTCCTCGCAGATTTCCTCGAAGCGGTTGAGAAATCGCCCGAGGTTTTCGACCGGATCAGATGATCCGATTTTTGTAGTCCGAGCAAACCATTACGCGTAGGCACACCCTCGGGGAGCCAAAACGGAGTTGGAGCTGAAAGGATATTTGAATGGCTTTGCCAAAACAAGTTCAGGCCCAGTTGAAGGAACTGGAAAAGATTGAGCAGCAGCTCGCCCAGGGTACCACCCCCGCGCCCGCCGATCCGGCACCGCAGGACGACCCGACGCCAGCAGAGCCGCCCGCAGACCCAGCGCCCGCACCAGCAGAGCCCAAGCCTGTTGAGTCGAAGTCGACACCGACCGAGCCAGTTGTGCCGGAAGAGACATGGCAGCAGAAGTACAAGACCCTCAAGGGCATGTACGACGCTGAAGTTCCTCGCTTGCACGCCGAGCTGCGCGAGCTCAAGGCCCAGATGGATCAACTCCGTCGCGCCGCCGACAAGCCAGCAGAGCCGACCAAACCCGCACAACCGACGAAGTTGGTCACCGATGAAGATGTTGCAGCATTTGGCTCGGACCTGATTGAGGTCCAACGCAAAGTTGCACGCGAAGTCGCCGAAGAGTTTCGAGCTGAGCTCGACGCCCTGAAAGCCGAGAACGCCACCCTGCGCGAGCAGGTAACGACCACGGACAACAAGGTTGTTGAGACCACGTTCGATACGCGCCTGCACCGCCTGGTGCCGGACTTTGCTGATGTCAATGCCGATCCCAAGTGGATCGAGTGGCTCAACGAGTTCGACCCCATCATCCGCGGTCCGCGCAAGCTCATGGCGCAAGACGCGTTCAACCGAGGCGACGCCGAGGCGGTTGCAGACTACGTGAAGCTGTTCAAGCAGAGCATCGCTCCCGTAGAGCCCGCGAAGGACAAGGCCGATGAGCTCCAGCGTCAGATTCAGCCGACTCGGACTGCATCCACGTCTACCCCTCTGCCGAAAGGCAAGACGTACTCCACCGCGGACATCGACAAGCTGTTCAAGCGCGTGGCGGACCTGGGTAACAAAGGGCAGATCGACGAAGCACGCAAACTTGAAGCTGAAATTGATGCTGCGTACATGGAAGGCCGGGTTACCGGTTGACCCTGTGAGCAGCTTCTTGACCCAACCTGTTTTTTAAGGAGGCCGAAATGGCTGCTGTTTACCCCGTCCAGTCCCCGTTCAATACGAACCCCTCGTATTCGGGTGCTTTCATCCCCACCCTGTGGTCCGGCAAGCTGCTGGCCAAGTTCTACCAGAACACCATGCTGTCGGAGATTGCCAACACCGACTACGAAGGTGAGCTGAAGAACCAAGGCGATACCATCCGTATCCGCCTGGCTCCGACCATCAGCATCAGCGACTACACCGCTGGTATGAACCTGAACTACGAAGTGCCCACCCCGATCTACCAGGACATGCAGGTCAACAAGGGTAAGTACTTCGGCGTGCAGGTCAACGACGTGCTGGCCTACCAGTCCGACATGAACCTGATGAACATGTTCACTGAAGACGCAGCTAAGCAGCTGAAGATTCAGATCGAGAACGAAGTGTTCTTCAACTCGTTCGTGACTGAAGGCCCCGCCGCTGCCAACGAAGGCGCCACCGCTGGTGCCATCTCTGCCGCGTACAACCTCGGTACCGACACCGCTCCGGTCGACCAGTCCAGCGCCGCCAACGTGCTGAACGCGATCCTGCGTATGTCGTCCGTGCTGGACGAGCAGAACGTGCCCGAAGACGGCCGCTGGCTGATCATGACCCCGTACGATCGTCATCTGCTGATGCAATCGAACCTGGCTCAGGCCTACTTCACCGGCGACGCCTCCAGCACCATCCGCACCGGCAAGATCGGCATGATCGACCGCTTCACGGTCTACGTGTCGAACCTGCTGCCCCGCGGCGCTGCTGGCAAGGCTCTGGTTTCTGGTCTGACCGACACCTCCACCGGTGGCGCTGTGGCCGATGCCAAGACCCGTCGTACCATGATCGCTGGCACCAAGGCCGCTGTCTCGTTCGCCATGACCGTGAACAAGACCGAGCCGCTGCGTAACCAGACTGACTTCGGCGACATCGTCCGTGGCCTGGCTGTGTACGGTCGCAAGACTGTCAAGCCCGAGGCCCTGGTGGTCGCCCAGGTTGGCTCTGCGAGCTGATAGGTGGTAAAGTAAAGGGGCCCTTCGGGGCCCCTTTCACTTTTGGAGACCGCAATGGATATGCTGACCCTGCTCGCCCGCCTTAATGGTGAGATTCTGGCCAACAAGGCGCGCGCCGTCGTCGATGGCCAGCTCGTGGTGCTTGGCCGGCTGACTGAGTCAGGCTGGGAGTACACCGAAAAAGGTAAGTCGCTGGCCGACCTACACTCGAACCTGGTGGTCGAAGAAACACCCCCAGCAAAAACTCGCAAATCTCGCGCCCCTGCTGTAGAATCCGTGGAAGCTCCGGCAGAAGCTGCGCCTGCAGCTGAACCCGCCGCTGACCAGTAAGGGCTGCCATGAAATCGTTCTCCGCGTTTCTTCCGCGTATCCTGCCGTACCTGCCCGGATGCTCCGAGCCGCTGGTCAATCAGGCGCTGCTGAACGCGGCGATCGAGTTCTGCGAGGCTACCAACGTCCTTCGCCAGAACCTCGACACCTTCGACACTGTGGTTGGTGAGGTCCAGTACGACCTCTACCCGCCGACGTCACAGCACACCATCTCGCGCGTGATGTCGGTCAGCGTCAACGGCGTTGACCTGGCCCCGGGCATGGCGGAGGTCATCCGCAACGATCTGCCTACGCAGAACGCAATGCCCCGCGGTTTCTATACGGACCGCACTGACTCTCTGTTTACGCTGCGCTTGTCCCCGCCGCCGGACAAGGTGTACCCGGTGGTTGTGAACGTGGCGCTGCGCCCGACCATCACGGCCACGCAGCTCGAAGACGATCTATTCAACATCTGGATCGACCCACTCGTCAACGGCGCGATTGCGCGTTGCATGATGATCCCAGACCAGCCGTTCACCAATTACGGCATGGCCCAGCAGCTCATGAAGACTGCTGAGAGCCAGATCACCAACTCCCGCATCGAGGGCAACTACGGCCTGATCCGCGGGTCCATGCGCGTGCGCAGCCGGCCGTTCGCCACGAGGTAACGATGACCACAACCGCTCAATCAGTCATCCGCCGCGCGGCGGAAACTCTGCAGGACCTGGGCGCCGTGCGCTGGTCCACCGGCGAGTTGGTGCGCTACCTCAACGACGGGCAGCGCGCGATTATTATCCACCGCCCGGACGCCACCGCCACCAACGCGGTGTTCTCGTGCGTCGCCGGTGCTGTACAAACCATCCCCGCCACGGCGTATCGGCTGCTGGACGCGCTCAATAATGCGGCATCCGTGAGCACCAAAGAAGTCGTGCGCATCATCGACCGCGCGCTGCTCGACCGCCAGATTCCTGGGTGGCAGAACGAAGCTGCGACGCTGAACATCAAACACGTGATGCACGACCCGCGCAACCGCAAGACGTTCTACGTCTACCCGCCGGCTCTCGTCCCTGCGCAGCTCAACGTCGTGTTCTCGAACCACCCCACCGACATTGCTGAGCCTGGCGCTGGCACCACGTACACATCGGTGACGGGTGACATCAGCGTCGTGGATGAACTGGCCAACGCGTTGTGCGACTACGTGCTGTACCGCGCGTTCGCCAAGGACGCAGAACAGGCTGGCAACGCTGGCCGCGCACAAGCGCACTACCAGGCATTCCAAAACGCCCTTGGCGTCGAGGCGAACGCCACGCTCGCGACGAGCCCGAAAGGCTAAGGAGTAAAGATGACTGCGGCAACCCACAATTTTGTGATCGAGCAAGGCGCCACATTTCGCCAGGCCCTGATTTGGAAAGACAGCGACCAGGTGCCGGTCAACTTGACTGGGTACGTGGCACGCATGCAGGCGCGGCGCAGCCGCACGGCTGAGGACGCAGTCGTCGACCTGTCGTCCACGACTGGTGGCATTACGCTCGGCGGCGCCACCGGCCAGATCACGCTCAACATCAGCGCCGCGGTGACGGAGACCTACACGTGGCCTCGTGCTTTCTATGATCTCGAGCTCGTCGCGCCGACTGGCGTTGTCACGCGCCTGCTGCAGGGCGAGCTCGAAGTTTCTGTGGGGTTCACGCGGTGAGCGACTTCATCATCATCGAACAAGAAGGCGGTATCCTGGTCGTCCAGGAGACCCCTGCGCAGGTCATCGAGGTTGTGGCCGCCGGCCCCCAGGGGCCGCAGGGGCCGACCGGCCCGCAGTCGACCGTGCCCGGACCCACGGGCCCGACCGGTCCGCAAGGCGACTCGCTCGAGGTTCAGGGTGAGCTGAGCAACCCCAGCCAGCTGCCGCCGACCGCCAACAATGGCGACGCATACCTGATCGCTGGTGACCTGTGGGTCTACGGCGCCACGGGCTGGCTCAACACGGGCCGCGTTCAGGGCCCCACGGGCCCCCAGGGCGCTACAGGCCCTACGGGTGCCCAAGGCGTCGCCGGCGTTGTCGGCCCCACGGGCTCCACCGGCGCTGCTGGTGCTGCCGGTCCGACCGGTCCGACTGGCACGCAGGGCGCTGCTGGCGTCACCGGCCCCCAGGGCGCACAAGGTAGCACGGGGCCCACAGGTCCAACGGGCACGACCGGCGCTGCCGGCCCCACGGGCGCAGTTGGCCCCACGGGCGCTCAAGGTGTTCAAGGCAACACCGGCGCTGCCGGCCCCACGGGCCCTACCGGTGCGCAAGGCGCGCAGGGTTTGCAAGGCAACACCGGGCCTACGGGGCCTACGGGGCCCACAGGCGCCGACTCGACCGTGCCCGGCCCCACGGGCCCCACGGGTGCGCAGGGTGTCCAAGGCGACGTCGGCCCCACGGGCCCGACCGGTATCCAGGGTGCGCAAGGTGACGTGGGCCCGACCGGCCCAACTGGTGCCCAGGGCACCCAGGGTATCCAGGGTATACAAGGCGAGGTGGGCCCCACGGGCCCGACCGGTGCGCAGGGTATCCAGGGCGTGCAAGGTATTCAAGGCATCCAGGGTGTAGTGGGCCCCACGGGCCCGACCGGTGCGCAAGGCATCCAGGGTGAAGTCGGCCCGACCGGCCCGACCGGTGCACAAGGCATCCAGGGTGAAGTCGGCCCGACCGGCCCCCAGGGTGTACAAGGCATCCAGGGCGTCCAGGGCGAAGTCGGGCCTACGGGCCCCACTGGCGCACAGGGTATCCAAGGTATTCAGGGCGTGCAGGGCGAAGTCGGCCCCACGGGCCCCACGGGTGCTCAGGGCGTTGTTGGGCCTACGGGCCCCACGGGTGCACAAGGCATTCAGGGTATCCAGGGTATCCAGGGTGAAGTCGGGCCTACGGGCCCTACCGGTGCGCAAGGCATCCAGGGTGAAGTCGGGCCTACGGGCCCCACTGGCGCACAAGGCCCCCAGGGCACGTCCATCAACGTGCGCGGTGAAGTCGCGACCGTTGGTGATCTGCCGGCCACGGGCAACCAATTCAACGACGCGTACATCGTCACCGCCGACGGTAACCTGTGGGTGTGGACTGGCTCGAGCTGGTTTGACGCCGGCCAGATCGTAGGCCCCCAGGGCCCCACGGGCGCTCAGGGCGTGCAGGGTGTTGTCGGCCCGACCGGCCCGACCGGCGCGCAGGGTATCCAAGGCGTACAGGGCGTGCAAGGCATCCAGGGTGAAGTGGGCCCCACGGGCCCTACGGGTGCTCAGGGCGTTGTGGGCCCGACCGGCCCCCAGGGCGTCCAGGGTGACATGGGCCCGACCGGCCCCCAGGGTATCGTCGGCCCGACCGGCCCCCAAGGTGTGCAGGGTGAAGTCGGCCCCACTGGCCCCCAGGGCGTCCAGGGCATTCAAGGCATCCAGGGTGAAGTGGGCCCGACAGGTCCGACGGGCGCTCAGGGTGTTCAGGGCGTGCAGGGCATTCAAGGTGTGCAGGGTGACGTCGGCCCAACCGGCCCCACGGGCGCGCAAGGTGTTCAAGGCGACACCGGTGCTGCCGGCCCCACGGGCCCGACTGGCGCGCAAGGCGCCGGCACCTTCTACTTTGGCGCGACCGCCCCGACAGGGCAAACCGATGGCGATCGCTGGCTGAACTCCGACACCGGCATTGAGTATGTCTGGGTCATTGATGCTGACGGCGGCCAGTGGGTTGAGCCGTCCGCGCCCGGATATGTGGGCCCGACCGGCCCGACCGGCGCAGCTTCTACAGTCGCAGGCCCCACGGGCCCCACGGGCGCAACAGGCGCAACAGGCGCCGACTCGACCGTGCCCGGCCCCACGGGCCCCACGGGTCCGACCGGAGCAACTGGCGCTGCGGGCGTTGCCGGCGCACCCGGTGCCGTCGGGCCGACCGGGCCAACAGGCGCTACGGGCGCTACGGGCGCGGATTCCACTGTCGCAGGACCCACGGGCCCCACCGGTCCACAAGGCGTAGCTGGTTCGGATGGCGCAGCTGGTAGCGCGGGCCCCACGGGCCCCACCGGTCCGCAGGGAGCCGACGGCGCAGCTGGCTCCGCGGGCGCAGCCGGCCCCACCGGTCCGACAGGCGCAGCCGGCGCCGACTCGACAGTCGCTGGACCCACGGGCCCGACCGGGCCGCAGGGCACCGCGGGTGCTGATGGCGCTGCCGGCGCTGCAGGGCCGACCGGCCCCACGGGCGCAACAGGCGCCGACGGCGCTGCGGGAGCAGCCGGCGCGGCGGGCCCCACGGGCCCCACAGGACCGCAAGGCGTAGCTGGCGCGGACTCAACCGTGCCTGGCCCTGCGGGCCCCACTGGTCCAACGGGCGCCACCGGCGCTGCAGGCGCTGATTCCACCGTCGCAGGACCTACGGGTCCCACGGGCCCCCAAGGCACTGCTGGCAGCGCAGGTCCGACGGGCCCCGCCGGCGCTGATTCCACAGTGGTCGGCCCCACGGGCCCCACGGGCGCTGACGGCGCTGCGTCGACCGTGGCCGGACCGACCGGACCGACAGGCCCCGCCGGTGGTGGCGGAGGTATTTCCACAGGCATGGCCATCGCAATGGCAATCGTATTCGGAGGTTAAGCAATGGCAGCGCCCAACATCGTCAACGTCAGTGCCATCTACGGCAAGACTACATCCGTCACGCCGTCCAACACGCTTGACAACGTGCTGGTCGCCAACGCGGCGTCAAGTGGCAAGGTGCTCAAGATCAACTTCGTGATGTGCGCGAACGTGGACGGCAACGCCGCGTACGCAGCCACCGTGTCGATCAACAGCAACGCATCAGGCACCGGAACATCTGTGCCCTTGATCTCCACTGTGACCGTGCCTGCCAACGCCACCGTGATCGCCATCGACAAGAGCACTGCTGTGTATCTGGAAGAAGACCGCAGCATCGTCGTCAAGAGCGGCGTGGGCAGCAAGATTTCGTACACCGTGAGCTACGAGGAGATTTCCTGATGACCCGTTACTCCGGCAACATCGTCAAAGCTCAACTGCCTGGCGCATCGGTAGCGGGTGCCAGCGGGAATTGGGAACTGGAAGACGCCGCGCAGCAGATCGGCAGCGGTGCGTGGCCTGCTGCCGTGGGTTTGAACGACCCCAACTTCTACCAAAACGCCCTGCTGCTCAACGGCGACGGCACCAACGGCGCACAGAACAACACGTTTCTGGATTCGTCCACCAACAACTTCACCATCACCCGCAACGGCAACGCGACCCAGGGTTCGTTCACGCCGTTTGGTGGCGCGAACTACTCGGCGTACTTTGACGGTACGGGTGACTATTTAAGCGTTGCGACAAGCTCGGGTTTGGCTGTTGGAACGGGTGATTTCACCATCGAATGCTGGGCATTCCATAACGACTCATCTGCGTATTCTGGTTATTTTTGGGGCAACGCTTCCGGTTTGGTATTGCGACGTACCAATGCAAACAAGTTGGAAATCTCGCAAGACGGCGTGGCGGGCATCCTTGTATCAACTGCAACGATCCCAACAAACCAGTGGGTTCATGTTGCCGCAACAAGAAGCGGCACAACAGTTCGTTTGTTCATTAACGGCACATTGGACAGCAGCGCCACGTCATCCGCTAATTTTGCGTCGACAGCGGCGGCGACCGTGGGCTCGATTTCCACTGTTGCCGGATACTACATGAACGGCCACATCTCCAATTTGCGTATCATCAAAGGAACTGCTTTATACACAGCCAACTTTACGACGCCCACTGCACCGCTCAATACCACCAGTAACACCTCGTTGCTCACTTGCGCCTCTCAGTCATTTGAAGACCTGAGCGCGACCAACGCCGCAGTCACCCGCAACGGCGACACGAGGATCACCGAGTCCAGCCCGTTCAACAGTTACAGCCGCACGCCTGTTTCGTATGGCGTTGCTCTCAACGGCACCACCGATTTCCTGTCGGTCGGCACGACTCCAACTCTTGCGACAACTACTACTCCATTCACAATTGAATGTTGGGTGTACCCGACGGTACAGCTAAGTGGAACGGCGCTTTTCTCGACAAACTTTACCGGTGGTGGTCAAGCAATCCCGTTTTGTATTTTTGGTGCGACCAACATCAGCACCAATACGTCGGGGTCAAACCTTTGCGCCGGTTACTACACTGGTAGCGCGTGGGTTGGCATTTCTTCCACCACTTCGCTGACACTAAACCAATGGAGCCATGTCGCGCTGGTGTTCAACGGCACAGTAGCGACTTTGTACCTGAACGGGGTGTCCATTGGCTCTGCTACTACATCGTGGACGACCTCGACCGCCACTCCATTCTTGATTGGGCGTCGCTGGGACACGACTGCCACACCGTACTTTGGTGGAAGCATCAGCAATTTGCGGTTCGTTGCTGGCTCTGCAATCTACACCGCTAACTTCACGCCGCCTACGGCCCCTTTGACTGCGGTGTCCGGCACCCAGCTTCTGACCTGTCAAGACACCACGTTCAAGGACAACAGCGGCAATGCTCTCTCGATTACGCTGAACGGCACGCCGCGCCCCGTCAAATCCAACCCGTTTGGCTACACCATCGCGCTCGGCCTCGGGTACAACCCAACCACGATGGGCGGCAGCGGGTACTTTGATGGCACGGGTGACTTCCTGAACTTCACGGGCGGCACAGCAACCTCGCTGAACGCGGACTTCACCATTGAGGGTTGGCTTTACGCAAACAGCTTTGCGGTCACTCAAATTATTCTTTGTATTGGCGATGACTTTGCAAACCCTGGCGTTGCTTTTTACGTTGGCACAGACGGCAAGCTCGGCATTTTTTACGGCAACGCACGGGCGCTTACCGGGACAACGGTCGCCGCTGCAAATACCTGGCATCACGTTGCTTTTGTTCGCAGCGGTTCGACAATCACTGGATATTTGAATGGCGTGCCCCAAGGCACAGTGACAAACTCCAGCACGTTTTCTGGTACGACGACTTACATTGGGGGTGAACTCTACAACGGTACTGCTGGCGGTCGAAATAATGGCTATGTGGCTGGTCTTCGATTGGTCAAAGGCACCGCGCTCTACACCGGTCCGTTCGTGCCGCCCCAAGCTCCGGTCACCGCAGTGACCAACACGCAGTTGCTGTTGAACTTCGCCAACGGCGGCATCGTCGACTACGCCACCGGCACGACCTTTGAGACAGTCAGCGGCGCGAAGATCAGCACGACGACCAAGAAGTACGGCACCGGTTCGATTGCGTTCAATGGCACCAGCGACTACTTGCGCGCGCCTTTTAACCCCAATTTGAACTTTGGAACCGGCAACTTCACGGTTGAATGCTGGGTGTACGTAGCGTCTTCCGCGAACTCCGACCAAACGATCATTGCATCCAACCAGTCGTGGGCTGCTGGTGCTGTTCTTGTGAAAGCGTACCAAACGGGCAACGTCAGTTTCTCGGCCTACGACTACAACTCTGGTGGCACCGCGATGGTTTCGTCTGCGGCTACGCTGAACACTTGGGTGCATGTAGCACTTGTGCGAAACGGAAACACTTTCACGCTGTACCTAAACGGCACCAGCGCGGCAACGCAGACATCGACAATCGCGGTCAACTTCGCTCCCACTAACGGCACATATATTGGGCACGCTGGGGCGATTAACCCCACAACGGGCTATTTGAACGGCTACATCGACGACCTGCGCGTAACCAAGGGCGTTGCCCGCTACACCGCCAACTTCACCCCGCCGACTGCGGCGCTGCCTGTTTACTGAGGAGATAGCATGGCTCAGCTAGGCGAAGTTAAGTTCCTGACCATCCACTGTGCGGCAACACCGGAGAAGCGTCATGTCACAGCGGCGCAGATCACTGAGTGGGATAAGGCCAAGTTCGGCCAAACGTCTTACCATTGGGTTGTTGAACTTGATGGTAATATGGTTCGCACTCTTCGCGATGACCAGAAAGGGGCTCACGTTGGCGGCGCTAACACCGGCAACATTGGCATCTGCTATGTGGGCGGTGTTGACAAGAAGCTGAACCCGAAAGACACGCGCACACCTGCGCAGAAGAAGTCGCTTCTGACGCTAGTGCGTACCTACAAGGAGCGCTATCCCGGCAT